GGGTATTTGGAGCGCAATGTTAATGACTCATTTATTAACAGCACACTCGAGCGCAACGAGCGGTTGATTTACGAAATGCTCTGTATTGCGAACCCTAACGATGATCAGTTTGCGACCGCTTCCGGGATTGCGCAGCTTTACAAACTGCTTGGAATGGAATACATGGTATCAGACATCGAAGCGTATTTCGTCCGTGCGCTGTACAGTCGCATTGAGCTTATTGCAGGACACAAAACAAGCGACATCCAGGACAAAGAGAACGCTGAATATGTGACGGTAACATTCCGGCGTAATCTGCCGTTTGACCTTGCGAACACGATCCTTCTCGCAGCAACCGCAACAGGCGGAAAGCCGATAATGTCGCAAGAAACCGCGATGAGGCTTTTCCCCGCATCTGTTATTGAAGATCCTACAGCGGAGATTGAGCGAATCAAAGCAGAGGGCGTACAGTTGCCGACAATACCGGCGGACGGTGATATGTGACAACGTCAGAGCTGCTCTACGAGATCGAAACAGATATACTCAATAAGATTGTCGGTCTACTTGTGTCCGGAGACATTAACAAGCCTGCCGGACAATGGCAGCTAGAGCGGCTCGCAGACATGGGTAAGCTGACAACAGAAGTGCAAGCAGTCGTCGCCAAGTATCGTGACATTATAGCGGATATGAACTATACCGACATAGAGCAGACCGCACAGAGCGCGCTGGACGAGATTAACCGCGTTATCCCGCAGAACGTGACAATGACGCCCGCTATGAAATCAGCGATTGACTCATGGGTAAACAGCGCAAACGGCGACATTAACACGTCACTGGCAAAGCTCGCAGAACAGGCCGGCGCATCTTATGTGAATGCGATCAATAAGGCGGTGCTTGCAAATCTCACTGGCAGCAACACTTTGCAGCAATCAGTAGAGCAAGCGACAACCGACGCCATTAACAGCGGGATAACGGGCTTTACCGATTCAGCAGGCCGACAATGGACTCCGGAAACATACAGCCGAATGATTATCACGAGCAACCAGCGTCGCGTCGCAACTGACATAATGATGAACGCCGCCGATGAAATAGGGACTGACCTAGTCGCAGTGTCAAGCCATGCAGGCGCCCGCCCGCTGTGCGCCCCGTATCAAGGCAAGATTTACAGCATATCAGGCTCTTCGAAAAAATATCCGGCATGGTCAACCACTTCATACGGGCAGGCCGCCGGCCTATTGGGAATTAACTGCGGGCATATCGTCTACCCGTATACTGAGGGTATGCCGTGGCCATACGAGCCGACAGCGGACACCGATAAAAACGCAGAGCAATACGAGCAATCACAAGAGCAGCGCAAGATCGAGCGAGCAATCAGAGACGCAAAGCGAGCAATCAGAGACGCTAAGCGCAAGGCGCAATTATACGAGACATCCGGAGACACCGACAAGGCCGCACAGTACCGTCAAAAGATCAAAGACTATCAGCAAAAAATGCGAGACTTTATTGATAAGACCGGGCGCACACGCAGACGTGACAGAGAACAAATATACGGTAGTCCCCAAACGCAAGAGAAACAACCTGAAGAAAAAATCCCAGACACGTTTTATCTTGATCTTAACAAAATGCGCAACAACAAAATGCCAAAAAATATTAAGAAATTAAGCATCGACAGCGAAGAATATAAAAAATGGATTTGGGAAAACTGGACTTAAAAGAACAAATTTACGGTTAAAGGATATAGCAATGAGCGGGAAAACTGCGAAACTTAGCCGCCGGCAAATAGTACGGGGGTTGCGAAAAGGTCACAAGGCGCAATTAGTCGCAGCGTGGAAAGACGCTCTTAACGCGCCATTATGGCAGCGAATAAAACTTGCGCTCTGGCTGATACGCGGCGCTCGCAAGAACAAAATGATCGTGATGCAGTGAAATAGAGCATAAACTCTAAAAAATAGAGCAAATACACTAAAAACTACTTGACTTATGATATGTAGTGTGCATATTGCCGGTAGCGCTTATCTGGTATCCTCTATCAGGTGAGCGCCCGGAAGTAGTTTCGTTGGTGTTCAATCGACGGAAAGGAGATCAAAATGTTTGAAAACTATGTTGAACTGTTGCCCGAGGACAAACGGGACGAGTTCAAAGCCGAAGCGGCAAAGTATGTCAATCTTGACGAAATGCTTTCAGACCCGCAAAAGGCCGGCAGTCTGCTTGAAAAGGAATATATCAAAAAGCAGATACAGAGCATAAGCGACAAGAAAGCGGATGAACGCGAAAAGAAGTTTATGACTGAACGTTTGCCGGTGTTGCTCGAGGAAGAGCGCAAAAAAGGCGAAAAACAGCCATGGGAAATCGAGATTGAAAAACTCAAGGCTGAAAACGAGTCAGTCAGAAAAACAGCATTGAGGGAATCGCAGAAGTCAAGAGCAATTGAAAAATTGCAAGCCGCAAAGCTGCCTTTGACATTTGTCGATCGATACGTAGGAACGACAGACGAAGAGACGGACGAGGCGCTTAATCCGATAATAGCAGCATTGACAAAATTCCGCGAAGACGCGGTATCAGAAGCACTTAAGAGTATCGGTGTTCAGCCTAAGCCGACAGCCGGCAAAGACGGAAAGTCGATGCCGTTAGCAGAGTTCACGAAATTATCCGCAACGGAACAAGCCTCGTTCATGAGTTCCGGCGGAAAACTAATAGAATAAAGCACCCGCCAAAATAACAAGCGCGGGTGCGGGATGAGAAACATGGCAACAAGCAACATTGCAGCACTCGCGCCTACGCTATTTTCTGCAGCACAGGAAGTATCAGCGGAACCGTTCGGCGCTATTGACTCAATTAACGCATCGTTCGACAACAAGGGAGTCGCAAAAGGCGACTACGTAAAAGTCCCGGTTGCGCCCTCGCAGAGTAACACTACATTCGACCCGTCAAACGTGCTTCCTGAAGGATCGGCAAAAACAGCCGCAGCCGTATCTGTACAGGTTACGAAGTCACAGAAAAACAGCATGGTGCTGACAGGCGAACAAATCCGCTCTCTTGAAAACGGAACCAATTACGAAGAGTGGGTGCGCCAGTGGTCAGCACAGGCAATGCGAGCACTCCGCAATGAAGCGGAAGAAGACGCGTGTGCGGCTATTTATCAGGGTGCATCGAGAGCATACGGCACAGCCGGCACAACTCCTTTCGCGACATCGCTTGCCGAACTTGTACAAGTGCGTAAGATCTTGCGTGACAATGGCGCTCCGATGGCCGATTTACAGTGTGTAGTTGATACGAATGCAGAAAGCAACCTGCTTAATCTTGGCATTGTCCAGCAGTCTTTTGCAGCCGGTAACAACAATCAGCTTGTGACCGGTTTCATAGATCGCAAGTTCGGTTTTCAGATTAAGGCGTCAGCCGGTGTACAGCTACATGACAGCACGGCCGCAGCTGCGTATGTCCTTGACAACACAGTTTCTATTCCTGTAGGGACCACCGGTCTGGTAACAAAAACCGGTACTGATGCAGTCGCAGTCGGTGACGCGTTTCATCTGGCAAGCGATACAGACAACATTTATATTGCAAACGCCCTTGACGTACTGACTTCCACCCGTCTTATCACTATCGGCCGCCCCGGTACTCGCGCTGTTTACCTTGACGATGCGACCGTCACTTTCAAGGGGGACTATACTCCGAACCTTGCGTTTGAACGTTCAGCAGTTGTTGGCATCATGCGCCCTCCTGTCGTCCCCGAGAACCCTGTTATCAAACAGATGCTTGTCAGTGACGGGAAAGGTCTCACTTATTTGTTCTTGGAAATCGCACAGTACGGACAGATCACTTGGGAGATGCATCTCGCGTGGGGCTTTAAAGTCGTAAACCCTGAACACGTGGCTGTATTGATCGGCTAATTATCACGGGGGGCTTATGTCCCCCTTTTCGTCAAGAGGTGACAAAATGGCAGTATTAACAGCCGCACAAGCGGATAGAATCGACAGACTGATGCCCGAAGCCGAAGCCGTACAGCTCGGAAGCTCGATTAAGGGCAGCCAGGACTTGCAAGCATATCAGCCGATCATAATCGAGAAAGCAATAACATCGACAGCGGCATCTGCAGTTGTTGCGTTTGTTGCACCGTATGCTATGCGTATTGTTGACGTTATTGTCAGGGCAACCGCAACCAAAACAAACGGCGCTTTGCAGCCGCTCAAAGCCGCAAGCGGTATGTGTACAGCGATAGCATGTGCAGCAGACGGCGCAGTCACTCACATGAGCGCCGGGGCAGTTGCCGCGAATTTGCTGCTTGCTGCAGGCGATACCGTAAACCTTATCGCGACAGGTGACTCAGCAGCCGAAGTCGTTGGCGTTGTGACATTCGTCGCAGTGCAGGTATAAGATGAACAGGGCTTATTCAGACACGCCTTTTTCTTTTGGCTCCGAACTCCCGCGAGACCCGTGGACGCTTGGCGCGGTTACGCAGAGCATGGAAACCGCAATGATTCACGCTGG